GTCGATTAAGTTATTTCCAATAGTATTCCGCTCACAGATTATGTGCGCTACATTATATAGCATACCTTCATTAAATAAAATTTTAGCAAAGTCATTTATTGGGGTTCTATTGGAATAAAACTCGGCAACTTGTTGTCCGTTGTACATATTAATCACATGAAATGCCGAGTAATCTCGATCTCTCCCTAGAGAGGTATCACAAGAAATTAAATACTCATACTGGGGTTTTGCTTCTTGCCAAACTCGCATTCTATTATTGTACTTCGTAAAGTATTCTTCGCTTGTTTGAGATGAAATTGCCTTTAGAACTTCTCCTTCAATGTAAGTATCTCCTGTTCCTAGGAAGGAGCATTCATATTCCTGAAGCCACTGCTTCATAGGCATATTAGCCTTAGTGGTTTCTTCCCACTTATGGATATCCAAACCCTTTTCTTCCATCGTCTCGTAGAGATGACTATAATTTTCATTATAATTATACTCAGGATGTTCTTGCCACCTAATATCAATAGGATTAAAAGAGTTATCTCCAGTTAGGGCTTTTTGATAAACATCATGAAACCAATTACCAATACCATTAACAGTAGAGAGAACGAAAGCACGACCTCCTGTGGAGATAATAGGATAGACAGCAGCCCAAATAGTGTCAATATTTTCAATAAAAGCAGCCTCATCAACTATGAGGAGAGATCCCGCCAAGGAACGTCCCGACTGCTTTCCTGAAGGACGAGATTTAATAGTAGAACCTGTCATCAGTTTAAGCGTATGCTTATTATCTTCCTGAATTCCTGGCTTTAGGAAGGACGGAAGTTCATCATACATAAGTTTAATTCTATCTAAAACTTCTGTTGATTCTGCGTCACCCTTAGAAAGAATAACTACTTGCTTATGCTTCTGAAATATGATCATCCATAAAGAGTAAGCGGCTGCAATTGTAGTACATCCTGCTTGTCTAAATTTTCTTAGGATGTTAAACCGATTCCCTTCTAAATTTTCAAGGATTCTTTCTTGAAAAGGATACAGTTTAAAGGGAACCAGACCACGAACAGGGTGTGTAACTTTGATATAAGTTGAGATAAAATGCAGAGGATCTTTCGTACATCTCTTAAATTCTTCTAATAATCTTTGATTTTCCATAAAAATAGCTTCTGTTCCATATATTATAGTATATGAACATACACGCTATTATATGTACTAGAGATAGAAACAAGGTATCTCCAACTACGGACAAATTACTTAGTTTTTTGTGTATTGGTGGGGTTAAAGTATATTTACTATCTAATGCTCAATCATTATTCGCTGCTTATAATGGAGCCTTTCAGAAGATTGACCCAGACCCCGAAGATATAATTATATTCTGTCACGATGATATAGAAATCAGAGAAAATCCAGAGCTTTTTCTCAACAAACTAAAGGAAGCATTAGCTCCAGACGAGGTTGGGTTCATTGGCCCAGCAGGAACTATGGAGTTAGGCCCCGATGCCGTCTGGTGGGATCAAACTAGGTGGCAATACGGTAAGCATCGAGGAGAAGTACTCCATCTAGACCCAGAAAAGAAAGAGTATATCACCCAATATGGCCCCCCAGGAGAAGTTGTGGTACTTGATGGGCTCTTCTTAGCAGCAAAGCGCAGAGTTTTAGATGAAGTAGGCTTAGAAAAGCCCGAATATTTTGAAGGAGAGTGGGATTTCTATGATATTCACTATACTTCCCAAGCTTTTCTTAAGGGGTTCACTAATAAAGTAGTAAATATGCGTATTTTACATAATTCTAGAGGTGAATTAGTGGGAAGAGACTCTTGGCATAAAAATAGGGAAGCATTTATCGCAAATAATGTCTTCCCTATAGAAATAAAAGATTAAAAAAGCAAAACTCTCCACCATTACTGATGGAGAGTAGGTGCGAAGTCCCAAACCGCAGAAAGGCGTAGGGCACCGTCTCTGCTGTTGGTCTATTTCTTCTTGCTGGTCTTCTTCCGAGCAGGTTTTTTGATAGTTGGAGCAGGAGCAGGAGCTTCGGGAGTCTCAACAGTAGCCCTTGAACCCACCAGCCTATCTAATTTCCTTTGGAGAACCTTACGGTGTCCACCTTTCGCTCTAGCAAGTCTCGCTCTAAGTTTTTCTTCGTTTCTATCCATTATTAAATTTCCTTCCGTGTTTTCTTTTTGATTCTAGTCTGAAGAAGTTCTTTAACTTCTTTTGTATTAGTCCTAGCTTCTCAAAGTATCTAGGTCCTTTGTTGTTGTACCTCTTATTCTTTTTATTTGTCATTTACGCTAGAAGTTTCACCTTCTAATTCAAAGATCCAGTCAATTCCTTTAGCAATCCCAATTCCAGCCCCAGCAACAAGCCCAAGCAAAATTAAAATTTCTGCTAAACTCATTCTGTAAACTGAAAATGGTGTTCTAAACCTGTCCTTGAAAAATACTGCCCATATTGGATTCATTTTTTACCTCCTAATAACTCATCCTCTTTTCCTTGTCCGTTTTCTACGATTCCTTTCAAAATCGTACTCAGATTCGTCACTACCAGTGTGATTAAACCCGCCACGACCGCTATGCTTTCTGATGGAATGAATTTAATACTACCAATGAACGCGAGTACGAGAATTAATAAGTATAGCCCTGCAAATTTTGCGAGGTGCTTAGAAGCAGTTTCCTTTGCACTTTCTTTTATGAGTAATTCTCTGAACTTAGCGTCAGACTCAGCTTGTAATTTATCTACCTCAACTCTACCCTCAGCTTCTTTCAGCTTTAAAGCAGAAGTTACATCAATATATCCTTTTCCATCAACCATCGGTGTTTGTCCCATTATTTATTCCTATCCTCTGATTATATGTAGGAGATCTTGGAGGTTTTTGCGCCGAATTTTTTTAAGGTCCAGTTGGAGTCCAGTCTTCTCCACAACAACCAATACAAGTTCCATCACCATTCCATAGCAAAGTAAAACTATCATCCCCTGCTGTATCTTTAGGTTGGCATGGATATCCAGACAAAAACATTTCCCAAGCTTCTCCACACTTAGCTTCACATCCTCCTAACGATGCAGGTAGAATTCCTCCTATCGTACCGCAATCCTCTTTGTTACACCCAACGTCTCCCCCTTTCCCGTTGTAAGAGGAGGTGGGAGCCATAGCTTGGAATAAACAACATAGGTATTTACAAATACTACATTTAGCGGAATCTGAATCTCCTCCAGCAGCAGCCGCATCAGCAAGGGCATTATATTTCCCAATCGTTTCTAAAACTTTATATGCTGTCAACGCTTTACCTTTTTCGCCCCCACCAGGCATTTGATTAAAATCAATTGATTTTTCTCCACCGTCAGTTCCAAAAAACTCAACTAATTCACGTTCGGGATCACAAGTAATCCATCGTTTGTCACAAATGATATAGTGGTGAGCCTTGCAGTATAATTTGCAATGGGCTTTTACCCCCAGGACCTTGCGTAAGATCCAGGTGCCTCCGTCGCCTGGGAAGTCACCCCAATCACAAGCTGTCTTCTTATCTGATGGCAAGTGGGCCGAACAAGGTTTTCTTGATAACCAAAACCCTAAATCCTTAGTCGTCTTTTTGCAATGGGCATGATTGACATCAAAAGGATCGAATCCTTCCTCTTTAGTTAGACAATAAGTTCCATTAAAATTATTTTCCATTAATTCATATTGACAGCGTGTAGGACATTTTCTAGGATTATCAACATGACCGACAGTATCACAATCAAAATGATCACTCAAATCGTCTATAGCGAGAATTGCTTTAAGCTTAACTTCTCCTTCCCAATCACCTCCCCCTATGGGCGTCAGATATGGCTTATCTTTTTCATACTCAACATCTAATCTCAGGCGAAGTCTAAAATATCTACACTTTCTCCAGGAAGGACCACCATCCCCGTCCCCGAATGAAGATTGGCCTCCTGTTGTAAGGGGTTGTCCGAATTTACTCATACTGTATCTAGGGTAGATTTAAAGGAGTCCCAATTTTTTTTATTTATTAGGAGTCCCAATTTTTTTTATTTATTAGGAGTCCCTTAAAACAAGTAGGAGTCCCTCTAATAATATTTGTATAGGTATCTATAGGTCGCGTAGCCGTACATAGGAGTCCCATCAACGCGAGATTTTCCGGCGGTTTGAACGGTCATAAGTATAGTATTGACAAGCACTTATGACGATTCAAAAATAAACAACACAAAGGGGTTGCTTTATGCCTCCAAATAGACGATAATATACATATGAACGATCTAACAAAGACATGCCTCAAGGGCATCATGTACTACGCTATCGCCATCACTTGCTTCCTCTCACTGGTGAGCATGGCAAGTGCTAACACTAAGACCTACTCCAATAGGGACATACTAGATGCCCTGAGACAAGTGGAGACTGGAGGCTGTCCCAATGAGGGCATAGGTGCTAAGGGTGACAATGGCAATGCTATTGGGCCTTATCAGATCTGGCGTATATATCACACCGATAGTGGGCTACCCACATATGACAAGTGCCTCACCAGCAAGTCCTACTCTGAGCGTGTTATCTCAGCCTACATGATGCGTTATGCTAGTGGTGAATGGACGAGGGCTCTGAGTGGTAACGCTACGAGGGCAGACTGCATCAAGATAGCCCGTATTCACAATGGGGGTCCAAGAGGCCATCGTAAGGCTGCCACAAAGAAATACGCCAATAAGGTTGACAAGTACCTCTAAGGATGGTATAATACACTTATGTTCAAGATACTCCAAGTCTGTCTCCTCCTGCTCCTCTGCTGGTTATTCCTTCCCGTGATCGAACACGCACTCAATTGTGTCGGCCACTTCTTCTTCCAATGTGTGGATATCCTCCACATGATCCCTGAGATAGTATGACACATTTTTCAACGACAGAGCGTAGTGCTAACTGGGATGCTGATGTATCCATTGGTGATAAGCGCATACGCTACGCATTTGACAACAAGTGGGCTGTTACCCTCATCTGGGGGAAGAACACCTATGGTGACGCTAATGAGTTCGGAGAGGCTGTCTCTTATGAGGTAGCTGTATTTACGCCCAACGGTGATTTTCTCGCACTTACCCCTTACGATGATGTGATTGGGCACAGGTCATGGGATGCTGTCAAGTTCATTCTTGACAAGGTCAACGATGGCAACGCAACTGATTTGGAGCTAAACTACTAATGGAATACTCATATAAAGAAAACATGGCAGAGCTAGACGCTCTTTGTATCGGTGCCTTTGGGATGTCACATAGTGATATGCCAGACCTCACCTTTGTAGTCGATCTGTTTGAGGATGGGCTTAGTGTGGATGAGGTGTTTGAGGTGTGCTGTGAGAACTGGGCCAATGATGACCCACTCTTTGCTGAGGTTATGGGGTACTAGGAAGACCCAAATCGGGCCGGAGGCCCAAACGGTCATAAGTCCAGTATTGACAAGCACTTACGACGATTGCAAAATAAACCCACCCAAGGGCTTGCCTACTAGAACAAAACAAGGTATAATAGGGGCATGGAAAACGAAATCACACAACAACTCTGCTTGGCCTGTGGTCAGGTCCTCACCCTTTCCGAACCTATGCCTGAGGTGGAGTACTGCTTCACTTGCACCAAGGAAATCGAGTCCATCAATAACGAGATGACCGATGAAGACTGGGACGCTTGGGCAACCGAGTACGAACTGGAAGAGAAAGCAGCATATTATGGCAGCATCGACCCTTGGGCCCGTTCACTCTAATGCAATTACTAACTGACGCAATCAAGAAAGCACTTCCCCCTCTGTACAGGACAGAGGATATTCCCCTTGAGCAGAAAGAGATCATCGT